CACCTTGCCATCGGGCCCCAGCGTCGCCAGTCCCGAAAATGCCTCTCCGATCTCTTTAGCGGCCGTCTGCGCGGCGTTGACCTGCTCCATGAGGTAGTTGTAGCCGTGCTGCTCGCTCAGGCCCACCTCTGCCCCGGTGGGGGCCACGGTCTGTCCGCCGGTCCAGTCCTCCGGCAAGTCCGCCGGAAGCGGAGTTTTGATCGGATTTTCAGCCATTGCTTACCACTCCTTCCGCTACAGGGATAATGTGCTTCAAGACCACATTCGTGGTAACAGGGATATACACGGTAGAGGACGTGAGGATATTCCCCTCTGCATCCAGCAGTTCCAGGGCGGTGATCTCTGTGGCCTGGGACGGCATGATGGTATAGGTGACGGTCAGCTCCGACCCCTCCACGGTCTTGGTCAGTCCGGTAATCGCAACTGTTCCGTTGACCCGGGCGGAGGCCACATCGCCGCTGACGAAGTTGGCCACACCGGCCAAGAGGGCCTGCTGGATGGATGGCGTCTCAGGCATCTTAATCACTCCCTCTGGGCCGTCGGTTGCGAAGGGCAGCCGCCCCAGCTCCCACGCCCCCAGCTTGTAGTTATAAATTCTCTGCGCGGACGAAATTGTCTCGGAGAGCAGCAGCCCCGTCCGCACAAACGGGGCGTTGACCCACACGATATGCGCCGGTTTGATACGGTTGATGGTGAAAGCCAGCTCAGTGGCGTAGTTCTGGTTTTGGGCCGCGCTTTCGATATAAAGTGTGTAGTTTGGGTAGTCTACCGTGACCTTCCATTCACCCGGCCCAATCAGCTCGTCCAGCTTTTGATAGAGGAATCCCAGGGTATAGGGCGGACGGGTAGAAATGCGGTTGAGCACGCGGGTCCTTCGGAATGCCAGGCTTTCCACCTGTGGGTTTGGTACAATTCGGAATACCTGCTCCCACATGCCAACCGCCCTCTCGTCCATCGTCTGGAAAAAGAAATTGTCAGCCACACCCACGATTTCCTCCGCCAGGGCCTCAAACTGCTGC